CCTACGTTTGGTAGTGCGAAGCGTGTGGCATGGTCTTATATGAAGGACATGGTGTCGAAGTTCCCGGGGGTCCAGATTAAGGAGGGCGATTTAAAGATCGTTATTCCTAGGGCTGACAAGGGAGACGAGATCAGGATCTTTATGTTGGGTGCTGAGAATCCTGGCGGTATTCGCGGGATCTATTTAGATTATTGCGTGCTGGATGAATTTTCTGAATTTGCGGTTGAGGTGTGGACTGAGACTATTCGTCCTACATTGTCTGATCGTGATGGTAAGGCGACGTTCATCTTTACGCCAAGGGGGGCGAATCACTCATATGACATTTATCGGTATGCAAAGAGCGGTAAGGATTCGGAGTGGTCGGGATTTATGTTCCGGGCATCGGAGACTAATATTCTGCCTCAGAAGGAGTTGACGGCTGCGGAAGCTGTGATGAGTGCTGAGAGTTATAGTCAGGAGTACGAGTGTGACTTCTCTGCGGCTCTTGTGGGCGCTTACTATAAGGAAGAGATGGCAAAGGCTCGTAAGGACGTACGCATCACTAGAGTGCCGTATGACACTCACGCGAGGGTCTGGACTGCATGGGATCTCGGGTTATCTGATTCGACAGCGGTGTGGTTTATTCAGGAGACTGGAAGAGAGATCCATGTGATTGATTACCTCGAGGTATCTTCCAAGAGTCTCGAGAAGACGGTGAAATTGGTACGTGAGAAAGAGTATGAGTACGAGGGTCACATTATGCCTCACGACGTTGCGGTCCGGGAGTTGACTTCCGGAAGGTCTAGGCTTGAGATCTTGCGGAACAAGCTGAAGCTGAAAGGTGTACAGGTTGCTCCTAAGATGAAGATTGAAGATGGGATTGCGGCTGTTAGATCATTGATTGGCAAAATGTGGTTTGATGAGTACAATTGCGCACAGGGACTTGAGTGTTTGAAAAGTTACGAGCGTGAGTTTGATTCAAAGAACGGTGTGTACAGGACTCGTCCTAAACATAACTGGGCTTCTCACGGTGCGGATGCTTTGCGAACGTATGCAACTGGTATACGCTTAGAAGAAGATAAGATGCCCGATTGGATGATGGATGGGCAAAGTAATACAGATTACGATGTAATGGGGTTTTAGATGAGTGGTAATCCATTTAACGATACACAAAGGACGCTTAATCGCGTATTCACTGGTAAGTCAGGCGGCAAGTCTGGCACACATAAACCATCTCAGGCAGAGTCGCACGCAGCCTTTTTAAAGAAGGATGTTCTAGAGACGGACTTGATTGATGAGCGCACTAGAGAGGAGTTGATGCAAAACTTCCTTGAGGGTGGGGAGCTAAATAAGAGAGTTCAGGTAGAGCAGGGTGAGACTGGGCTTGGTCGAGCTACATCGGCGGATAAGACATTTGAAGAAGTGGATAGGATTACAGCTTTATTTAATGAGGCAAAAGAAGGTACTAGTGCTAAGTTCAAAGCTAGGATGAAGACTCAACAAATGTTTAATACATTAGTGGACACGCCCGATGCCTCCCGCTTACGCGGTGGTAATCTAGCCATTGGCAGTAAGGTGAGGAAGTAATGAAGTTAACTCCAGGACAGATAGTAGCGAAACAAGAAGAGTTGAAGTCAGCTCGCGGTGTTTGGGAAACGCATTGGCAAGAACTTGCCGATTACATGGTTCCTAGAAAGAACTCTTTCACAAGAAAGAATGTTCCTGGTGAGAAGAAAGGGGTAGAGCTTTATGATAATACGTCGATGGTTTCACTCGAGGCATTGGTTGCGGCTTTACATGGTCTTCTTACCAACCCTAATACTCTTTGGTTCATGCTCCAGACTGGAGACCCTACTTTAGATGACGAGGATGACATTGCAGAATACTTGCAAGATTTGTCCAGACGTATGCACAGAGTTCTTAACAACTCTAATTTCCAGCCAGAGGTTTATGAATACTACGTTGATTTAGCTTCTGTTGGAACGGCGACCATGGTTGTTGAAGAAGATAAAGATTCCATTGTGACATTCTCTACGAAGCACCTTGGTGAGATATACCCTGAGGAAAATTCTAAAGGCATCATTGATGTTGCGTACAGAGTATTCACTTGGACCCCGAAGCAGATTGTCCAGAAGTTCGCTGAGGGTGTAGATGCAAAGGAAGAAGCTCTTGCAGTTGCAGTGGGGAAAGAAGTTGCGAAATGTTACATAGACGGTAAGAACGAGAAGTTCGAGATAGTCCATGCAATATACAGAGACAACGATACGAAGATTGTGAAGATGCCTTTCATCTCTCAGTATGTTCTTAAGAAGGATAAGCATGAGTTGCAGGAAGGAAGATTTAGAAGATTCCCATATTTGATTTCCCGTTGGTCTAAGACGAGTGGAGAAATCTACGGGCGTAGCCCAGGAATGACTGCATTACCTGAGCAGAAGACTTTGAATGTAATGGCTAAGACCATGCTTAAGGGTGCTCAGAAGGTGGTTGATCCTCCGGTTCAGATTCCAGATGACGGTTTTGTCCGTCCTCTTAGAACATTCCCAGGCGGGGTGAACTATTACAGAGCTGGAAGTTCCGACAGGATTGAGACTATTTTTAATGATTCAAGAATTGATTTCGGTTTCGAGGCCATACGTGAGCGGCAACAGCGGGTAAGAGAAGCGTTTTTTGTAGACAAGTTAAACCTTGCTCAGAACGATCGCATGACGACTGTGGAAGTTAACCAGCGAATCCAGGAGCAATTGCGTTTCCTGGGTCCTCTCCTTGGCCGCCAACATACTGAATTTTTGCGTCCTCTTATAGATAGACTTTTAGATATTATGATTGATGCAGATAAAAACGGCGACTTGATAGGTCAGCCACCACAGGATCTTAAGGATCTCGAGCTTGATGTGGCGTACTCTTCTCCTATTGCTCGTGCCCAGCGCGTGGGTGAGGCTGAGAGCTTGCAGCAGGTACTAGGTGCGATTGCTCCTGTGATTCAATTAGATCCCCCAGCACTTGATAACATTGACAGTGATGCATGGGTCAGAGAGAATTTCAAAATATTTGGTGCTACTCAGAAGGTTCTTCGTAATAAGGACGATGTTGAAACGGTTCGTGAATCCAGGCAGCAGGCTCAAGCGGAAGCGCTTAAGCAGCAGAAGGAATCACAGGAAGCTGAGAACTTGAAAAATGTATCGCCGGCATTACCAACACAAGGGGAATAAAGAGCAATGAGCAACAAAAAGGAAGTGAGTGGTCATTCGGCCACGATTGCTGAGTATCAGCAAGTATTTGACTCTGAATCGGGCAAGAAGGTGTTACGTCACCTGATGCGAAACTGCGGCATGATGCAGCCATCCCTAGACATGAAGGACTGCAATCCATATGCGACTGCTTTCAATGAAGGAAGGCGAGCGGTAGTTATTGAGATATTACAGAAACTCAGAATAGATCTTAAGCGGGTCGAGACTGAAATAATGGAGCAACCAGAGGGAGACGACGATGTTATCATTTAGAAGGTATAGACTGCAGAATTTTCTAGGAGACGAAGGTGGAGACGCTGGTGGCGGAGCCGGTGGAGATAAGGGCGGAGACGCTGCAGCAGAAGCGGCAGCAGAAACAGCTAAGACTGCAGATGTAGATTGGACAGCTTTGCGCCAAGCACTTCCGGAAGATCTCCGTGACGACAAGAGTCTGCTTACGATTAACAGTGTTGAGGGCTTAGCGAAGTCATTTGTCCATTCGCAGAGAGCGATTGGTAGCAAGGTTTCTGTACCGGATAAGCATGCCACACCGGAAGATTGGCAGGTCTTTTTCAACAAGGCTGGGAACCCAGAGAAGCTTGAAGATTACAAACTAAACCTTCCAGAGGGTGTTGAGGCTGATGAAGGCTTTATGACGAGCATTAAGGAAGAAGCGCATAAAGCGGGTGTATTGCCGTGGCAGATGGAGAAGATCCTAGGTAACTATTACGCCTACGCGGATAAGATGCTAGGTGCTCAGAGCACTGATAATCAGGCTAAAATGGAAGAGGATTTGAATGGTTTGAAGAAGGAATGGGGCGAGTCTTACGAAGATAAGCAACGTGCTTCTAATATTGCCTTCAAGGAATTGTTACCAGACCCAGCACATAGACAGCGGTTGATTGACGATGGCTTAGCTAATCACCCATCTGTTGCTAGGCTTTTGGCCAATGCTTCTAAGATGTTCAGTGAGGATAAGTTCATTGGTCACGGGGACGGCAAGCTAGGCGGTCTTTCACCTGCCGAAGCTCTTGCAAAGGCTAATGATATTCAGGGCAATAATGAACACCCATATAGGGACACGAAGCACCCCGGGCACAAGGCTGCTCAGGAAGAGGTCCAGAACCTTTATAAAATAGCATATCCTGAATAATGTAGTATTGACACAGTCTGCCCTCTTCGTTAGCATCTAGCGAAGGGCAGATTCAGGTCAGAGTTCCTTTTTTATAGGTTCCGGTTCCTCCGGGTAGATCGTTAGACCAAATAAGAAGTTTTGTTTTAACCCTATTTTCTGGAGGACTCAATGAGTTCAGAAATCACAGTAGCCAGAGTGCAACAGTATAAAGCTGAAGTTATGCACCTGAGCCAACAAAAAGGATCTCGTTTAAGCGGAGCAGTTCGTAACGAGAGCCAACAAGGAAAGAGTGCTTTTTACGATCGTCTTGGCGCTGCCACAGCCGTAGTAAGAAGCTCACGTCACGCCGATACACCACAAATCGACAGCGCACACAGCAGACGCCGTGTAACACTGGTTGATTATGAGTGGGCTGATCTAATCGACAAAGAAGATCTTCGCAGACTTCTTATGAACCCCGCTGGTAAGTATGCTGAAGCAGCTGCCTGGGCTTTGGGTCGTGCAAAAGACAACAAGATCATCGCTGAAGCTGATGGTTCTGCTTACGGTGGAGAAGATGGCTCAACACCTGTTGCTCACCCGAACAGTCAGAAATATGCTTTCAATGATGCCACTAACTTCGACGGTGTTAATGTGATCGGGCTTCGCGCTATTAAGCGTGTTCTTGATGGCAACGACGTTGATGAGTCTATCCCTAGACATGCCGCTATCAACTCAATTGGGATGGAGTCATTGTTAGGCGAAAACCAAGTAGTTAGCGCTGATTACAATACAATTCGTGCCTTAGTAATGGGCGATGTTGATACCTACATGGGTTTCAAATTTCATCGTTTAGAAGCTTTGGGAACACAAACCGCCGCTCTATCTGGTTCGGCTACTACAGGTGCTGTCGGTTCAGGAACTTCATTGATCGCTGATCGTAAGTGCATCTTCTGGGCACAAGATGGATTGCTTCTTGCGACTTCTGCTGACATTTCAGCTGAAATTGATCGACGCTCTGAC